TCATTTGATACTTCAGGTAATCCTGTAGCAGTTGCTACTGGAAATTCTGGACAAGTTTTAACTTCAGCGGGAGCTGGAGCAGTGCCTTCTTTTCAAACTCCGACAGTTGGAGATATAACTAATGTAATCGCAGGGACTGGTTTAACTGGTGGTGGAACATCAGGTGATGTAACTTTAAATGTTGCAGCAGGTAATTTAATTGACGTTCAAGCAGACCAAGTAGATGTAGACTTATCAGAACTTGCAACCTCTACTTCAGATGGAGATGGAGATTTTTTCTGTGTAGTTGATGCTTCTAACAATCAAAAAAAATTAACTAAAGGAAATATTAACAACTCTGGTTTCAATAATGATGCTGGTTACACTACAAACACTGGTGACATTACTTCAGTTGTAGCAGGGTCTGGTTTAACAGGTGGAGCAACTAGTGGAGCTGCTACTTTAAACATTGGAGCAGGTACAGGTATTGATGTTGCAGCAGATGCAATCTCAGTTGATGTTTCTGACTTTATGACTAATGGTTCTAACAACAGAGTTGTTACAGCTACTGGTGCTGATGCGATGAATGGCGAAGCTAACATGACTTTTGATGGATCTACTTTGGTGATAGCTGGAGCTATAACAGCGACAGGTGATATAACAGCTTTTCAAAGTTCTGACAAAACTCTTAAAGAAAATATTTCTAATATAGAAAATGCTGTAGATAAAGTTTCTAAATTAAATGGTGTTTATTACAACTGGACTTTTGAAGCTCAAGAAAAACATAAACATTTTGGTAAAGAAAAAGAAGTTGGTGTCATCGCACAAGAAGTTGAAGAAGTATTACCAGAAATTGTTCAGACAAGAGATGATGGAACAAAAGCAGTTAAATATGAAAGACTGTGTGCTCTATTAATTGAATCTGTAAAAGAACTTAAAAAAGAGATAGAAGAACTTAAATCAGGAGCCTAATTCATGGCTTTCGCTAACAATACATTTTCCGAAGCGGCTTTCGCCTCTGAGTCAGCCGGCATTACAAACGTTGTACCAACTGGTTTTGGTCTTACAGCAAATTCAGGTACTGTTACTATAGCTGGTACAATTGGAGTTGATGCTCCTGTTACTGGTTTTGATTTAACTGTTAATGTCACAACTGAAATACAAGATACCTTATTTGCTTTTGCTGAAGCACCTTTTGCTACTCAAAGTCCTAGCACATTTAGTCCTCCTAATGTAACTGTTGGCATTGTATCTAATGCAGCCGTAACAGGTATTGCTATGACTGCCAGCTTAGGTACCGCAATCACTGTTGCTGATGCTAACGTTACTGCAACTGGTTTACCTTTAACTGCATCATTAGGAACTGCTTTAGGTGTTGGAAAAACTGAAGCTGATGTTACTGGAATTGCAATGACAACTGCTCTAGGCACTGCTCTAGCATTTACTGATGTTGTAACAGAGGATGTAACTGGTATTGCAATGAGTGCTTCTTTAGGAAGTGTCACTGCTACACCAAACTCTCAAATTGTTCCTACTGGTATTGCAATGACAATGAATGAAGGCACTGCAATTACTACTGGAGATGCTTTAACTACTCCTACTGGAATTGCAATGAGTGCTTCTTTAGGAAGTGTAGGAATAGCTTTGAATACACCTGTAGATTTAACAGGTAATTTATTAACTATGCAGGAAGGAACTGCAACAGCGACAGATTCATTAGCTATATTAACAGGAATTCAAATGACAATGGCTCAAGGAAGTGTTGTAGGACCAATTATATGGAATCCAGTGCCTACAGGTAATGCACCTTTGGATCCTCCAGGTTGGAAAGAAGTGGCTTGATTTTAAGTAAAAATAGAATAAAATTAAATATTAAGGAATTAAATTATGGCAAACTCAACCTCAGCTAGTTTAAAATTAACAGTCCAAACAACCGGTGAAAACTCAGGTACGTGGGGAGCTTTTACAAATAGTAATCTACTTGTATTAGAACAAGCTATTGGTGGATATGCTGGCATTGCATTAAATGCAACAACAGGTGCAACTTTAACATTTTCTAATGGTGTTGTATCTAATGGTAAAAATCAAGTTATAAAATTAACAGGAACTATAACTGCAAACGTTAATGTAATTATACCTAATTCAATTGAAAAAACATACATAGTTGAAAACGCTACTTCTGGTGCTCACACAGTAACTGTTAAAACCACTTCTGGATCAGGATTTACTTTTGGCGCAACTGAAAAAACTCGTGCTATTGTTTATTCAGACGGAACAAATGTTGTTGAAGTAATAAATAATACACAGAATTTATTAGATATAGCAAACGTAGCTAATACAAACGGAAACTTTATTGTAGGAGATGGAACTAATCTTGTTGCTGAATCTGGTGCTACAGCTAGATCATCCATAGGATTAGGTACAGGAGACAACGTAGAATTTGAAGACACTCAATTAGATTCTCTTGGAGTCGGAGCTGCTGCTTCAGGTACAACAGGGGAGATTAGAGCCACTAATGATGTGACTGCTTTTTATTCTTCAGATGTTGCACTTAAAGAAAATATTGTTAATATACCTAATCCATTAGAATCTTTAAAAAAATTAAATGGAGTTTTATTTGATTGGAAAAAAGATTATATAGACAGTAGAGGTGGTGAAGATGGTTATTTTGTTAGAAAAAAAGACGTAGGAGTTATAGCTCAAGAGGTAGAAAAAGTTTTACCAGAAGCTGTTGCTCAAAGATCTGATGGTGTAAAAGCTGTAAAATATGATAGATTAACTTGTCTATTAATTGAAGCAGTTAAAACTTTAAATGACAAAGTAGAAAATTTAAGTAAGGAGAAAAGTTAATGTCTGTACCTAGCACTAATACTAAATTATCAGGAATTCAAACAGAATTTGGTGGATCAAATCCAATATCTTTATCAGAATATTATTCAGGTGGTCCTTTAGTTCCTTCAGGAGTACCCGCTCCAAACGGACCTATTCCAAGTTCAGGGACAATTACAATGGGTGATTTTAGAGGTGCTACTAATGCATCATTTGTAGCTGCAAGTGGTGGAGCAGTAACAACTTCTGGTGATTTCAAAATTCATGTGTTTACAGGTAATGGAACTTTTTCTGTTTCTAACGGCGGTAATGCTGCAGGATCTAATTCAGTTGACGCTGCAATTGTAGCAGGCGCTGGCGGTGCTGGATCTTTTTATGGCGGTGGTGGAGGAGGCGGTGGTATCGTTCTTGATAGTGATGGCTATGTCGTATCAGCAAGTCCCGGAAGTTATCCAATCGTAATCGGTGGTGGTGGAAATGGTCCAAATAATGATAGTACACCTGGAACTTCAGGATCTAATTCAACAGGTCTAGGCTATACAGGTTTAGGCGGAGGCCAAGGTGGTGGCGGTGGTGGTGGCGGTGGTGCTGAAGCCGGCGGATGCGGCGGCGGTGGCGGAGGTGGTCAACCTGGTAGTACAAATGCAACTCAACCCGGACAGTCTAGTCCAGGAGCAACAAATTTTGGTAATGGCGGAGGCCCAGGTAATAATGGATCTGGTGGTGGTGGTGGAAATGCTGCAGGATCAAGCGGCCCAGGCGGTGGCGGTGGAGCAGGGAAAGATGTATCTCCTACAGTAGGACCTGCACCTGTAATTCCTAACTCTGGAGTTTATTCACGAGGTGGTAATGGACAAGGTGGTGGAGTAATTGGTGGAGCGAATACAGGTAATGGAGGCTACGGAGATAACTTTGGTAGTGGTAGAGGAGCCGGAGGATCAGGGGTTGTAGTTATAAAATATAAATTTCAATAGGTAAAAATTATGGCACATTTTGCAAAAATAAATGAAAATAAAGAAGTCTTATCAGTTAATGTAGTAGACAATGAAAATGCTACGGACGAAGCTACAGGGCAAGCATATTTAGAAACACATAGTAATTGGCCTGCAAACATGTGGATTCAAACTTCTTACAATACACAAGCTAATCAACACAGATTAGGAGGCACTCCTTTTAGAGGAAATTATGCAGGGGTGGGTTCTGAATGGGATGATGTTAATCAAATTTTTTGGCCTTCACAACCATATTCATCTTGGGTAAAACATATTGACTCTGCTTCATGGAAATCACCAATTGGTGATGCACCAGATTTAACATCTGAACAAACTTCACAAAATGAAGCTAACACTCATATATGGGGTTATGTTTGGAATGAAGATGGACAGACTTGGGACTTGACAGATATAAAAGAATAATTAAAAATAGTGGTGGTATGGAAAAGAAAGTATTAAGCGAACAAGCATTATATGTTGGTGATGTTTCAATGCCTAAAGGTTTTGAAATTGATAGAAATGAATTAAGAGCAAATATTTTAGAATCATCTGTTGATAATACAGATTTTAAATTTTCAAGAAGTTGGGATAAGTTAAATACTTACATACAAGAAAATATGAATCTTAAGTATAATCTGAAGTTAAGACAAAAATTATCCTGGGGAAATTTTTATAAAGCTTCAACTAGTACTCCACCTTTATTAGAAGTAGATTTAATGAATCTTAATAACTCTGCAGATTTTGTATTGTTATATGGGGTAAAAGTAAAAGATTGTTTAGTAAAAATTTTTTATGAAGACAATAGACGAAAAGCAGAAAGTTGGGATATAGAATTAATTAACAATATGTTCATCATGTTTCCATCAACTAATAGATACTACATAGCTAACAACTCAAATGATTCATTAAATTTTGTGCAAACAATAACTTATGAAAGTTTATAAAAATTTTTTACCAAAGAAAGAATTTACAAAACTACAAACTTTTATGATGGGAGGTTATATGCCTTGGTATTTTAATGATGGTGTAGTGGATAATACAGATAAACATTTTCAGTTTACATTTATCTTTCTTAAAAATGGAAAAAAGAATTGTGAAGAATATTATTTTAATTTAATGCAGCCTCTTTTAAACAAAATAAAATTTAATAACTTTAATAAAATTAAAGCAAATTTACTAACTAAAGATATAAAAAATAGAGAACATGGTATGCATGTTGATCAACCAAAAGGAACAACAGGTATATTTTATATAAACACCTGTAATGGATACACCAAGTTTAAAAATAATAAGATAATAAAAAGCAAAGAAAACACTTACGTAGAATTTGATTCCTCACTACAACACACAGGATCTTCTTGCACAGATAAAAAAACAAGAGTTGTTATCAACTTTAATTACTCATGAATTTATATAATTATTATTGGTATTTTAAATCTGTTATACCACCTAAACTTTGTGATGACATAATTAAATATGGATTATCACATTCAGAAACTATGGGCATAACAGGTGGATATGATGAGAATAAATTAACTAAAGATCAACTTAAAGATATAAAGAAAAAAAGAAATTCTGATTTAGTTTGGTTAAATGACACTTGGATTTATAGAGAATTACACCCTTATATTTATGCAGCAAATAGTATGGCTGGCTGGAATTTTGAATGGAATAGAACAGAATCTATACAATTTACAAAATATAAATTAAATCAATATTATGATTGGCATTGTGATAGTTGGGATAGACCTTACCAAAAAAAAGAAGGAGATCCTGATAACGGTAAGATTAGAAAATTATCTATGACTTGTCAATTGACAGATGGCTCCGAATATAAGGGAGGAGAATTAGAATTTGATTTTAGAAATAATGATCCAGATAAAAAATCTAATATACATAAATGCACTGAAATATTACCTAAAGGTTCTATTGTTGTATTTCCATCATTTGTGTGGCATAGAGTTAAACCTGTAACGAAAGGAAAAAGATATTCATTGGTAATGTGGAACCTAGGATATCCATTTAAATAATATGTTTAAAAAGAAAAAATATACAGTTATTCGTAAAGCAATATCAAAAGAACTAGCTACATTTATTGCAAATTATTTTAATATGCAAAAACAAGTTTATGATACTTGTAGAACACAAAGATACATATCACCTTACGAAACTATTATAGGTCATTATGAAAATCAGAATCAACAGATACCAGAAACATATAGTCAGTATGCAAATATTGCTATGGAAACTTTAATGTTAAAATGCCAGCCTAAAATGGAAAAAGTTACAGGATTAAAGTTATACCCTGCATATACTTACGCAAGAATATATAAAAAAGGTGATGAACTTAAAAGACACAAAGATAGATTTAGTTGTGAGATATCTACTACTATGAATTTAGGTGGAGATAATTGGCCAATTTATTTAGAGCCCTCTGGTAAAAAAGGCATGAAAGGAACTAAAATAGATTTAAAGCAAGGGGATATGTTAGTTTACTCTGGCTGCGAGCTAGAGCATTGGAGAGAAAAATTTAAAGGTAAAGAATGTGTTCAAGTATTTTTACATTACAATAATAGTAAAACACCTGGCGCTAAAGATAACTTATTTGATAAACGTATTCATTTGGGACTTCCTTCTTGGTTTAAAGGATAGTATATTATGATGGAGACAGGACACCACCACATACCTCCTGTCTCCTTTATAATATTATGTCAATTCTAAAAAGATTTGTTAATGAATGTTTGGAGGATATTACATATCCAAAGACTCCAAGATCGTGGCATGTAAAAGGCAGATTAAAAGATAAATCTAATCAAATATTTAAATTTGATGTTAGAGGGATGTCTAAAGTACAAAAGCAAAAATTAGAAAAAACAGGTAATACAAAGTCCACTGCAGATAAAATGGTATTTGAAACAAGTACTCATTGGGTTATTTTTGATACATTAGAGATAAAAAAATATATAGAAGAATACAACATTAGAGATATATTATTTCAAGATTTACTTGATAAATTAGACTGGAATATAGTACTATCAAAAAGCTAAAAAGCTTATATAATGAGGAGCTATGCTACAAAAACTTAATTTTAAACCAGGATTTGATAAACAAGTCACAGACTCAGGTGCTGAATCACAGTGGGTTGATGGAGATTTTGTTAGATTTAGATATGGATTGCCAGAAAAAATAGGTGGCTGGTCACAATTAACTACAAGTAATAATACTTTACCTGGAGCAGCAAGGGCACAACATGATTTTACTTCTCTAGCCGGAGAAAAATATGTAGCTATCGGAACCTCTCAAGGTTTATTTTTATATTACAATGAAGAGTTTTATGACATTAGTCCTTTGGATGATGATGTAATTACAGGCTGTACTTTTACTGTTACGTCTGGATCTCCTACAGTAACAGTTAATAAAACTTCTCATGGATTATTAGATGGTAGATATATAACATTTACTGCAGTGACTGTTCCAACAAGTTCAGGTTATGCAATAGCAGATTTTCAAGATAATACTTTTGAAGTATTAAACAAAACAAATAACACTTTTCAAATTACAATGCCTACTAACTCAGCAGGGGCTAGTACTGCCACGGGATCAGCTACAGTTAATCCTTATGAGATTGTTGGTCCAACTTTTCAAACAGCTGGTTTAGGTTGGGGAACATCTACATGGGGATCAAGTACATGGGGAACTGCTAGTGC